TCTACTTTCAGGTCCAGCTACCCATGCAGTTAACGCTATATCTAACGCCGCTAATATTGCCCTTCGACCTGTAACTGGTATTGCAGGGTCTTATTTAGGTGGAAATAAAAGCCATCGTCAAATGGCTATTGCTGGGTTCTATGGGTTCCAACATACCCTTAAGGATTCTTGGGAAATATTTTCAAGAGTATTCAAGAATGGTGGTACACCTATTAACGATGGAGGTAAAGTCCCCCAACTAAGTAGAGAACTAAACGCAAAGGTAGAACTTATTCAAAAGGTTGCTGCAGATTCTGATGATGTGGGTTTAAAAGCTGCCTCAGGGATCATAAGTATGCAGAAGGCTCTCAACGAGTTTCCGTTGATGAATCTCCCGATGAATTTACTTACATCGAGTGACGAGTTCTTTAAAACAATGGTTAGCCGGATGGAATATAACTCTCGGATTATGTCTGAGGCTATATCTGAAGCCGGTACAGATGTAGATAAGGTTGATGAAATCTTTAAAACACTCCTAGAAAAGCATAAAGGGAACAATTTTGATTTGAAGTCAGGTGCAATCACTAACCCTGACATTTTAAAAGTTGCAAAAGATATGACTTTCCAGACCGAACTAGACGGCTGGATGAAGATGTTTGGCAATTTTGTTAATAACTCTCCTTTATTAAAACCTTTCTTCCCCTTTGTTAAGACTGGTCATAACATCATGGTCTACACAGCTAGCCATGTACCAGTACTAAATAGAGGGTTGGTTGAATATCGGGCAGTAATGGAGGGAACAGATGAATATGCCAAGTCAGTGTGGAGAGGTAGAGAAGCTTTAGGTTGGACTACTACTATGTCTGCCTTTGTTGCTGCATCTACAGGCCACGTTACTGGTAATGCTCCCCCAGACCCAGAGAGGAGAAGGATATGGCTAAAAACCCATCAAGAAAGATCTATTAAGGTAGGCGAATATATTGATGCTGATGGTAATAAACAAACTAAATGGTTGAGGTATGACCGTATTGAACCATTTGGTCAAATTATCGCTGCTTGTGCTGACTTAGTAGAGATGTGGAAAACTAAAGAATTACATGAAGATCAAGTTAAATATATGGCTGGGTATCTTCAATGGTCTTTAGCAGCAAACTTCACAAATAAATCATATATGCAAGGCTTAGTGCCATTAGGAAAGCTATTAACTCCTAACTATCAGGGGTTAGACAGAATGCTAAACATAGGTCCAGAGACATTAAATAGTTTCCTACCTTATTCCTCAGCTAGAAGAGCTTTTTCTAATGCTTTAAACCCATATATGAATGAATTTAATGATTCTCTTGATAGATTAAAATTCCAAGCTACAGGTGGTCTTATTGGTGGAGGTAATATCTCCTATGACTGGCTAACCGGTGAACCTATACGAAATGATAGTGGTGGTGGTAACGCTTTCTCTCCTCTAAAAGTCAATACAAGAAACACAAGTATTGTTCATGACAAATTAGAAGACATTCAATTTGATACAAGCGTAATCATCCAAGAATTAGGTGGAATAGAGCTTAAACCTGAGCATAAATCTCGACTCCTACAGTTAATGGGTGAGTCAGGTCTACATGATCAGATTAAAAAGTGGGTTACTCTACCTGACTTTGACGAGGCTGTAGAGGCATATAAGGATAAATTAAGGACTGGTCAAAACGTAAGCAGAAAGAACGAAATATTCTACAAAGAGATCTCAAGAATGGTTAGAAATGCTCGAGATGAAGCTTTAGAACAAGTTAAAGCAGAGTTCCCAGAGCTAGATCAAGAGATTCGTAATCAAAACCTACTTAGACATCAACAAAAAACAGGTCCACTTTCACAATCTCAGCAAATCCAGAACCTAGCCAATTTTTAAGATGACAATAAGCAATGGCAGTAACATCAAACTCATACACAGGTAATGGGTCAACAACCCAATACTCAATTACATTTCAATATATAGCTACCACTGACATAAAAGCTCAGATCAATGGTGTAGCAACAACAGCATTTTCATTAGCCAACGCAACAACACTTCAATTCAACAGTGCTCCAGCAAATGGGGCAGCCATTGTCATTTATAGGCAAACAGACGATACAAATATCCCAGCGACCTTCTTTGCTGGGTCTTCTATTCGTTCTCAAGACTTAAATGATAACTTCACACAGACCTTATATATAGGACAAGAAACAGCCTCAAGAGCTATTAGTTCTTTAGGTGGAACGATGGATGGGGATCTGGCTATGGGTCAGAACTCCAAGCTCTCGTTTGAGGGATCTACTGATGATGCTCATGAAACAACCCTTACCGTAGCCAACCCCACAGCAGATAGGACTATCACCTTACCTAACGTCTCAGGTACGGTAGTCACTACGGGAGATACCGGATCAGTCTCTAACACAATGCTCGCTGATGCTGAGCTAAAAGAGTTAGCGACTATGAGCTCTGGTACTGCATCTGCTTTAGCTGATCTAACTCAAACAGAAGTACAAGCAATAGATGGTATCACTGCTAGCACAGCTGAACTTAATAAGCTTGATGGAGTCACTGCCTCAACAGCAGAACTCAATAAATTAGATGGAGTTACAGCAACAACAGCAGAGATTAATCATGTAGACGGTGTTACCTCTAATGTTCAATCTCAATTAGATGCTAAGCAGCCCCTAGATGCTGAGCTAACAGAATTAGCAACAATGGCTGGTACAACTGCTAGCTCTTTAGCTGATTTAACTCAAGCCGAAGTTCAAATATTAGACGGTGCCACAGTATCTACTACTGAACTTAACTATGTAGATGGTGTTACCTCTGCAGTACAGACTCAATTAGATGCAAAACAACCTCTGGACTCGGATCTCACAACGCTTGCTGGTATGCAGGCAGGCACTGCATCTATCCTGGCAAGTAGTACGGCTCTTACCTCTACTACTGCGGAGCTTAACTTGCTGGATGGCAAGAGCATCGTCACATCGGTTAGCGGAAGCTCTACTGACGTACAGCTACCGACTGCAAAAGCCGTCAATGATCAGATAGTTGCACTATTACAAGATATTGGTGGATTTTATCCAATAGATGATGAACTTAAATTCCCCAACACTAACCCTGATCCTAATAATGACGCTGGTACTATTGTTTCCATTGCAGACGCTGGGGGTATTGTTGTTAATGGTTCAGGTGTTAGTACAACTGGTAGGACACTTGGCGGGGCTACTGTCACCATCAACGGTATTGACTCTACCCTTCATGGAACTACAATAGCAGCCGGAAAAGGAATGCTAGTTCAAACGACTAGCACCTTAAATACATACACTTATCATAGACTTATTGTAGATGAGGCCGGTGTAGCTGCAGCTCAAACACTTGTTTCTGATTTTGGAGATAAATATCAAATAGCTGGTAGTGCTCCAACACAACATCCCGACGGAAGTGCTTTAGCAGAGGGTGATCTCTGGTTTGATAGCTCTGCAAACATAATGAAGGTCTATGATGGCTCTAATTATGCAGCTGTTACATCAGTAGGCGACTACAAATTACTAACTGTTGTCCCTGATGGAGCTACTTCGGGTACTCCAACCTTCAATGGAGGCAATTTAAGTTTTGATTTAAGAGATGGTGGTAGTGCTGCAAGCATTACATCAGCTGGTCAGCTATTAGTTAGCTTAAATGGAGTATTACAGAAGCCAAACGCAGGCTCTTGGAGTGCAAGCAATGAAGGTTTCCACCTCGAAGGATCGTTAGGGATTAAATTTTGTACGGCTCCACCAAGCGGATCATCTATTTTTGTCACTCAAATTGGTTCTGCTACAGCTGTTAATGTACCTGCTACTAATAGTATTGTAGAAGCAGCTATTCAAACAAACGTAGTTAGTGAAGAGAAGCTAAAAATATCTAACTCACCAACTAACGGCTATGTTCTAACGGCTCAGTCTGGAAATTCCGGTGGAATGACATGGGAAGTACCTGCAGCTGGAGCAACAGGAGGTAATAACAACTTAAATGGAGTCTTCTGGGAAAACCAAACAAACGTAACTCACGACTATACGATTCAAAACGGCTATAATGCCGGTTCATTTGGACCTATAACTATAAATTCAGGTGTCACTGTAACAGTCGGCTCTGGAGAAAACTGGACAATCGTTTAAAATTATGACAATAACAATTAATGGGAACGGTACCGTCACAGGAGTCTCTGTAGGCGGCTTACCTGATGGAATAGTAGATGAAGATATGCTTGCTGCAAATGCAGTAGCTACAGCAAAAATTCCTGACGATGCAATAACAGCACCTAAATTCGGAACAAAATCCTATGTAAGTTGTGCATTTATCGCAGATAAAAAAGCTCAGAATACTGCTGGTGGATCTTCTACAGGCGGTAGTCATATCCAAAGAGATTTAAACCATGAGTTTTACGATCCAGATGGGATTGTCAGTATTTCTAGTAATGATTTTGTTATTGGAAGTGCTGGTAGTTATATAATTGAATGGTCTTGTCCTGCCTTCGCTAGTGCTCAACACGTTTCACGCTTAAGAAACTCTGCTGGAACGGTACAAGAAGGTACTTGTGAATATGACCACACCACTGGTTATGCTCAAACTCATAGTACAGGGTCTGCCCGTGTAACTCAAACTGGTTCTGAGACATATAAAATTATGCATAGAGTTGAGTCAACGAAAAGCACTAATGGTTTTGGAGTTCCATGTGAATCAAATGGAAATTATGATATTTACACTTGGGTCAAGATTTATAAGGAGGCTTAACTATGACTATTAATTCTGATGTTGATATATTTCTAGCTTTAGAAAAGTTAGGTAAGAAGGCTGAAGCTATTGGGTTAACTCAATCAGTACCACCTCATTCTATAAGTTGGTGGGAAAAGGGTTCTGGAGATGATCAACCTACTGATGATGAAATAAATGCTGCTTGGATAGCATATAAAAATGAAGATCAATATAAATCAAAAAGAGCAGCCGAATATCCTTCTGTAGTCGATCAGTTGGATGACATCTACCATAATGGTATTGATGGATGGAAGGCTACCATTAAAGCCACTAAAGATAAGTATCCTAAATGAGTAAAATAAAATTAAGTGCTGCTTCAGGTGGAGGTTCAGTTTCTTTTGAAGGTCCAGCCTCAAGTAGTAACGATAAAGTTATAAAATTTCCAGCAGCACCTGGATGTATAGTTCAAGTTTTATCAACAAGTAAAACAGATACTTTCTCAACTAACTCAACCTCTTATACAGATATAACTGGATTGTCGGTTACAATTACCCCAGCTTCAACTTCAAATAAAATTTTAGTTATAATGAATTGTGTTGTTGGTAATGACAATAATGTATCTGCATTTGTCCAAATAGTAAGAGATAGTACAGCAATCCATATTGGTGACGCTGCTGGTAGTCGAATAAGAGCAACTTCTGGTACTGGAGATGATCCAAGTGACCAATTTCCCTATCAAACGTCTGCTACTTTTCTAGATAGTCCCTCTACAACTTCAGCAACAACGTATAAAATACAAATGAATACCGAAGGTTCGGGTAATACAGGATATGGTTATTTAAACAGGGCTGGTACAGATCAAGACAATAATCAACATGGTAGATATGCTTCTTCAATTACAGTTATGGAGGTAGCAGGAT